TATCCGACATGGTCTCGGATGCTGAATCACTTAGGTAAGGAACTTGACCGAGCAGTATGTCTGAATCCGTGGTGCAGTCTCAACGGCATCTATACGGGTGCAGATTATCTCAAGTGCTGGATCGCGTCAATGTTCCAGTACCCATTACGCCCACTGCCGTATCTGTTCTTCTATGGGGATCAGAATGCTGGCAAATCGATCTTTCATGAGTCTTTAAGCCTGCTGATGACTCATGGTTATCAGGAAGCCAGTACAGCGTTGCTGTCCGATAAAGGATTCAACGGTGAACTGGAAGGTGCTATCCTTTGCTTTGTGGAGGAAATGGATCTCAATGCGAACAAGTCGGCCTACAACCGGATTAAGAACTGGGTCACCAGTCCGTCGTTGCCCATTCACTTCAAACAGCGGACGCCGTATGTTGTCGCTAATAGCACGCATTGGGTCCAGACGGCGAACAATCGCACCGATTGTCCCGTACTGCAAGGCGACACCCGAATTGTCTTCATCCGAGTCAACGACCTAACGGTTGAAGAACGGATTCCGAAATTCAAAATGTTCGAGCGTCTGAAAGAGGAAGCGGCCGACTTCATGGCGGAGATCATGTCCGTCGAGCTGCCTGAGTCAGACGATCGGCTTAACATACCAGTAATTTGCACGGACGACAAGATTCTGGCTCAGGAAGCCAACTTTGATTCAGCACAACGCTTCTTCGCTGAGAAAGTGTTCCCTGCGAAGGGTGAGCGGATCAAATGGAGTGATTTGTGGGACATATTCCAGTCGTGGCTCGACAGCGACCGCGAGCGTAAGGAATGGTCCAAGCGTAAGTTCGGTGAACGAGTTCCGAAGCATTTCATCAAAGGAAGGTGGTCGGCAGACGGGCAATACTACCTCGGCAATGCGTCGCTTGATCCTAATGTAGTTCCGTACAAGACTGCTCTTGTCTTGTCAGGTCCAGATGATCGGATGGTGCATCTTGACGCCGAGTGAGGTACTAAAGAATCTGTGCGAGTCGAGCCGTCAAAAGCTCAACTACGCATTTGAACGCGATCTGGCTCATTACGAGCTATACGCTCCGGGAAAATTCATCGGAGTGAACTGTGAGAGAATCAAGCATCTAGTTCCGAATCAAGTCTCAGGAAAGTGGAGTATCGGTGATGTCAAACGCTAAGCCTCGAACCTATACGGCAGAGCAGCGTGAACAGAAGCGTTTCTATGACGCTGTTCGCCGTATAGAACACATGTTAAAGGAAGAGGAAATGGTTGATTTCAAATCTGGTGCTGTCCGTTCGGATGATTGCAAGAATGTGCGATATGATTTGATTACGCCAATTGGACTTCGCTGTGTTGCAGAAGCATATGCGGAAGGGGCTGTTAAGTACAGCGACTATAATTGTGAGAAAGGAATGCCGGTCTCCGATTTGTTGAATCACGCAATCGCTCACATCTATAAGTACCTAGGTGGCGATCGTTCCGAATCACATCTTGGACACGCTGCCTGGGGACTTTTGATGGCTTGCCATTCCGCCGAACTTTGGCCGCACTTGAATACGTTACAACGGCAGCCAGGTTGCCTCGTGCCGCTGGATGTATTAGCGATTCCGCCAATCGCCGGCTACAGCGAAGCGTACTTCGACAACCTGTTCAAGTTGTTGGGTGCGAATGCGTATCAGCATAGTGGTACGACCGAGATGATCGTTGATTTCAAACTCGATTTCAGCGAACCGACCAATATGCGACCGGCCATCGAGAAGCTTCGTGATTCGGAATTTCTCTGGCAGTGGAATGAGCCTTATCTTGAGATTAACTTTCTCCACGGCGGTCCGATCGTCGTCGGTCGAAAGCCGAAAGATCTTCACGAAGCGCGTGGTGGCGACGTTTCGACGCAGCGAACGGCACCTAAGAAGGAGCGGAAGAAGTGATCAATTGGTACGGAGTACGCGAGAATAACGACAGCGTAGTCAATGACGGATCAGTCTACGCTCGCACGATGCGACGATGCAAAAGCTGGCGATCCATGATGGTGAAGGGGAGCAAACCGACGTCGGCACACGAATGCACTCACGGTATCAATTCCGAACTGCGTCAAGCGGCCGGTGTACGGTATGGTATCGAATTTGTCGGTAGGATGCTCATTGCCAAGCCAGGAACGGCTGCCGTATTACTGCCGCAGCCAGTACCAGCAAAACTTGAGTTTCCATCTGAGAGAATGTTCACCAATGCACTTTACGGTGCGAGTGGCCGTAAGAACGCGTTCTATTGTGGCGAGGATCGCGGCATCACGCTACCTGAGCCGTCGATCAGGAAGCGTGACGTTGTACCGTTTGTTCCGAACGAGTTGCGGAGCAGTCGATTCGGAACTTACATCTCTGGCCAGAGTGCTTGGGACGACATGCCGTTGTACGTCTTTGACGAAGGCGTAGCATACCAGCAGGGTGCCAGATGCGGAATGGATATGGTCGATCGAGGCGAGAAACCCGAAAAGACTGATCTCGTCTACGGCGTGCTTGAGTTCGTAATCTACGGCACGGCCTTGATGCGTGCCGTTGAAGCCAAGGCACCAGCCGATCTGGAACCACTCTTGGAGTGGTTCAAGTGGTATTTTAAGCAGGGAATGATAATCTTTCAGCGTGGAAAGGTTGATTTCCCGTTCTCAGGTCAGGATGATTTGGAATCGCGATTCGCCAGCAACGCCGACATGATGGGATTCTTGGATCGGCACAAGATCAAGTACCCTATTTTGATGGTGGAGGATGAATAATGCAGAGAAGAGATTTCCTCGGTTCGATGATCGGGACGGTCCTTGGAACGACCTTCGTGGCGAAACAGGCGTCTCCAGCCACTGAGGGACGCTATAAGGTCATTCCCGCCGCACTGTGGTGCGGAGCATTGAAGCCCGAACACTGTACATCGCAAATCAGGGTTGGCGATCTGTGGATCGACGGTCCGAATTATGCGTCACATGAGTTCAAGGAACGGAGTCTGGAAATCAAGTTTCAAGACCTGAAGCTTGATTGCGAACTTGTCATTGTCGAGTTCGCAATCGTTTCCCCAAAGAAGCAGTCGCAGTGCTGCTCGATGCACAGTATTCACTACTTGCCCGGTGACATACTCAAACTTACGTACACGGTGGCACTTTAATTTGGAGAACCGTATGGCAAGTGAGTACGAAGAAATCATGATGGGTTTCTTCAATGAGGACGACCACGGTGAGCAAGCGAAGTCAAGAGAAACCTATCTCAGACCGCCATTCGGCTGGCCTGGAGGAAAGTCTCGCTCAGTCCCGCACATTCTCCCGCATCTGCCCTACGATGACGTCTATTGCGAACCTTTTGGAGGATCGTTTGCCGTCGGACTGGCCAGAAAGCGATCGCGACTTGAAATATACAACGATCGTTACGGCGGTGTCACTTGCTTTTATCGAGTCATTCGTGATTCCGAACTACGGACCCAGCTATATGAACGACTCCAGTGTGTCTTACACTCACGCGAGGAGTTCATCTGGTGCCGCGATACCTGGGAAAATTGCGAAGACGAGGTTGAGCGAGCTGCTCGTTGGTACTATATGACAGTAATGTCATTCACAAACCAAGGTCGCAATTTCGGTCGCTCGAAGAAGGGCGACGCGATGATGGCACCGAAGTACTTTCGGCACTTGAAAGAGTTTGCCGAGATTCACTATCGGATGCAGAATGTTCAAGTCGAGAATCTCGACTGGCGACAATGCTTCAGCGATTTTGATTCAGGATCATCGGTGCTGTACCTTGATCCACCGTATTTCAACACAAGTAAGGGAATGTACAGACACGAGTTCACGAATCAGGATCATGAAGACTTGGCAAAAGCCTTTATGAACGCAAAAGGATTTGTCGCACTCTCAGGGTACGACAATCCAATCTACGATAAGATCATCAAGCCGCACTCAGTAAAAGAGTGGCAAATAATTTGCACGATCGATTCGAAAGCGGCCACATCGACAAATGGTCGTGAGTTGGGACGCAACACGTGCGTCACGGAACGGCTTTGGATAAGGGATGGCAGATGAATTTTACGATGATTGCGTCCATTAAAGGCAAGAACGCGAGCGGGTATTTCGTCAAGCTGATAAAATATACCGTCACCGGCAATACTTTTATTGCCGACTTCTACTTCGTCAACAAACCGACCGTTTGCATCGTTAATTCGGGAATCAAAGTCGGGATTCCCGGAGCGTTGCAATCCTGCTACCCGTCCGTTGAAGATGCCGTTGACGACATACAGTGCCAGTCGGGTATTGCCAGTCAGCCGACCAGAATGTCTGGCACTTTCTCAACAAGTCCTGACGGTACAACCTACATCTTCACCTACGGCAGTAGTTTCGAATCGTGGACGTGCATCGATGGCGATCGCTACGTGCTGACCGATCTCAACTATTCGGTCAACACGCCGTATGGCTGGGCGTTCAAGTCTGACATTGCTGGTTCGCTCAATTTCTACGGTACGTTCTACGGTGAGTTCCAGCGGTACAATGGCTGGAATAACATCGAAGAACCTGTCCGGAGCGACACGTTTCAGCTCATCACGCTCGTTGGTACGACCACCGGTGCGATGCGACGTGTTGAGTGGGATGTCAACGCACGTTGTTGGGTCCACTCCTACTTCGCTCGTATTGGCGACCTTGCCATCTACCAGACGAGCCACGACTTCAACAATGATGGCAGAATCGTTGCGGAGAAGGGTCACACCTACTTCGGTTATCCAATTATCCAATGCGGGCAGCATCGCGGATTCGTGTTTGCTGATGCGAGCGAAGCACCACCCGAAGGCACGTTCAGTGCCATGTACTATTGGGGTTAATGATGGCGGAGATGATCCATCTTAACGGCAACATCATGTGTGCTGTTGATACTGAAACTACCGGAACGGATTGGGAGAAGTACGACATATGGCAAATTGCCGTCGTGCCTCTCGATTCCAATACATTCACGCCGAACAATGACTTTCGGCCGTTCTACTTGGAGATGAAGCCGAGAAAGGAAACGCTCGACCCTGAGAACCCGCTGATTACGAAACCAAAGTTTGATGAGCTATGCCGTACGGGAATGAATCCCTATAATGCGGCAGACCAATTCGCAATCTGGTGCCGAGATCATTTGAAATTACCAGATCGAAAGCGTATCTTGCCAGTCTGTGCCAACTGGCCGTTCGACGCACCATTCTTGCGCGATTGGTTGGGTCCACTGACAATGGACTACATCTTTGACGCGAGAGTTCGAGACTTGACTGTGCTTGCACAGTGGGTGAACGACTTGGCGGCTCAGCAGTTATTACAAGTTCCGTTCGCTCGAACTGGACTGAATAACATCTGCCACTACTTGAGCATTACGAATCCGAATCCGCACGATGCGATCTGTGACGCGATAACGACCGCAAAGTGCTGGAAGCGGATTCTTGACGGTTTCCACCTGTTCGCCGACAGAATTACTTTGGCACCGGAGGTTGGACCGGGTCAACAGTAGGCTGCGGAGCAGGTGCCGGAGCGTCGCGAGCAAACATCAGACCGATTCCCGTAGTGATAGCGGTGAGCAACACGCTAAAATCGGGAGTCTGGTCATTCAGAATCGCAAGAATGACACTAAAGACTGCCGTCAGGATTGTCAGAATCCCGCTTGTCGTCGTCTTCCAGTTCTTCATCTCCAAATACTCCTGTTGAATCTGGTGTGAAATCACCGTTAGCATCTGCACACTCGTCATATGCCGCTTGGAAATACGACATACATCCAAGCACTTCGACAGTATTTCCTTTCCAATAGTAAGCGTAGTCACCCTTCGAGCCAGTCCGCTTATCGCAGACAAAGATGATTCCGTAATGGTTGCGACGTAGCAACTCCGTTGCTAACTGACGTGTCGTCGCAAGCTCAAGGTCGATCCCCATTTGCTATGCACTCCGTACAATATAGGATGTTGACATCCCGTTCATGGTGCTTGCAGTAGAAAGAGACTACCCATCTCTTTCCGCCAGCGGGACATGGCTTTTCATAGCTGTTATTCTCCCTGAAATCGCACTGTGGAAAACCTGGTACGAGTCGGTACTCGTCACCTGGGTCGCGTGTGTACCCTTCAATTTCAGCAGGTGGGCTGCCGCGACGAGGAAAGACTATCGAACCGTCTTGTTGGACCCTGCCCCGCACGGTAACCTCCCTTCGTCTGAGACTTTGTACCAGACGCCAATCGGACACTCTTGCGATGGCAGTTTGGTCTTTATGTCCATGCAGCACCAGCACAGTCCGCAGATAGTGTGATTCATGAACTCAATTCGATGCTCACACTTGCGACACGCTCCGATGCGTACGTCGGCAATCTCTTTTGTGACTTGTTTGCCGCCGGACTTAACATAGCTCACAAACGCTGAGAGTGTACTGGTAATGATTGTCATTAACGTCGCTGGACGCACAGCTGGCGACGTCATCTTGCTCTCGTAGACTGGCTCTGATTTCGAATCAGGTGGCGTCCACTCTGCTGCCTCGCCCTTGTGATACAGAAACTGATTGGCAGCATCCTGCTGGTAGCCAGTAGGTGCGATGGCGTCAGAGCAGAGCAGCAGAATGTCCCCATTCGGGTACTTATAGTAGCTCATTAGAGATTATTGCACCTTCCATCTGGCATGATCGAGTATGGCGGCGGGCAGCAACCGCCATTTATGTCTACCGGTACGCCGGGCGGACAGTCACCGTCGCCCCCATCGTCTGGCGGTGGCGATGTAGTGCTAGACTGTAATGTCTGTCCACCTGGCGGGACGGTCAGTAGATTTTGGTAATTAACGACCGTGCCAGTCGACAGGGTATACGGCGTGAAAGACTCGCACGTGTAAATAGCTGGTTGACAGCACACATCGCCAATATCGGAAGGAAAGGGATCGCCAAGATCGTTGACAATAGTCTCATTCGATGCTCCTATCGAGATTGTACCCGATACATTCTGACCCGGACCGCTCCCACCTGCACCAGGGTCGCCTTCTGGCGGGAATCGAGTCGTAGCAGATATCGCAGCAGGCCATACGTATGGATACTGCGTCTGTTCTCCCGCTCTGACAGGTAACCAGCACTCAAGTTCGATGCTATTTGATGCAGAATCATACTGTGCGGACTCCACAACTGACTTAACAGACGGTCCGAGACGCTGTTCGTCCAGTGTGAGACAGTCCAGCGTCTCTACGTAAAGTAAGTCTAGAAACACCTTAAAGCGAGCACGCTTCCACGTATTGGCGTACCTGATAAGCCAGAACGTGGCAGATTTTAGTACGCACTGCTGATCGCTGTAGATGTAAAAATCAAATGTCTTCTCGATTAGACCGTACTTGCCGACGTTGTGTCGGAGGATGATTTTAGAATCAGCTTGCTGATACCCGTTGGCTCGCCACGTCGCAACGAACTTAGTTACCAAATCTTCTGTCGTCGTGAACGTCTGTTCAATAGAGCGTGACGCTATATTGCTGCTGTCTACGGTGCCGATGCTAGTCGGCTCCTCAGACAGATACTTAATATAGATTACGTCGTTCGAGAGCCAAACGGCACAACGACTTTGCCATGCGATCTCTTTAATGACTGTCAGCAGCTGTTTGCGGTCGTGCAAACAGAAATTAGCAGCATAACAGTTCACAAGTGGGCTAACATGGGCGAATGATGCCGAATCAATTGTCAGATCTGAGTACGTCTCGACCATCCACTGGATGATGTCGCAAATGTTCGGCCCGACAGTCGACGTGTACGATACATACAGATCGTTGCCCGTCCACTTGTCGTTAGTGTACCGTGTCAATGGCTTATTCAGCGTAATGATCGTTGCGATGAATGATCCGTAATTGACGGCACGCACAGTGTAATAGCTGGAGGGCACGCCAACAAGTCCAGTAACATTGTTCTGGCTGATCTCAGAACAGACGCTTAACACTGTCGACGGCAAGATGTTGACGACGTAATCGATCGGTTCGTCCGACAGCAGCGTCACACTGGCACCGGACGACGCCTCAAAGAATCCTAAGGCACGCGGTAGCTTACTCTCGTCGTAGCCGATTGAGTTGCTAGCAACAGTATCAGGGCCGTCAGCGTCAGGGTCGGACGTCGGCGGAGGGACCGGTGTGAAATTATTGTTCAGCACCTGCACCAATGACTGTCCTAGATTCTGAATCTTTAACGCAATCGCTGATGTAAGATCAGGGTGGCGGGGATGCGTATAGGCTCCACTGAACACCGCCAGACTCATGTTAATGCCGCTGTCGATAGTGCAATTCACGGCAAGTTGATTGCTTCCGATTAGGATATTCGTCGTATTAGTGCCTTGAACCTCTTCTGGAGGGTCGGAGCCTACAACGATACGCTTTGGACCAACCAGCACGTTCATGCCAAGATTGGTTGAGTAGCTGTACGGTTCAAACGTAAAGACGTTGCCGACAAATGTGCCAGTGAACGGTTTGCCGTCGATAAGCACGGCGACAATAATTCCTTGTGGAAACTTCTCGCCGCCGATAATCGTAACCGACGCACGCACCTTAGCGAGTTGCTCGAAGTACGCCGCTTGAAGCTGTCCTACTTGGTCGCCGACGTCTTGACACGTATACGACTGGCTGATACTGTCAAGATTGCCTTCTTCATCAGTCGTGGCACTGCCGCTTGTAACGGTGGCTGTGGCTCCACGTGTTACCAGATTCCGAATCTGCAATAGAATAACAGGATCGGGTACGCCGAAGCCATCGGACAACGTGCCAACCAACTCTTTAGTCAGTTGAAGTGCCTTACATTTGGCTACAGTTCCAAATCCAAGCGGCCAAGGCTCACCGGGAAGGTCTTCGGGCATTGAAGGAAACTGTCCCTCTTCTGCCGAGAATCCAATCTCTTTGTCTTCAAGTTGCGAGACAATATCGAATGAAACTGTGCGATCTGCCTCTTTCCAGACGACCGGAGAGGAGACCTTACCCTTAAAGAGTAAGAACTTGTCGCTATCATCTAATCCCTCAAACGTCTGGTATACCCACACCGGACGCAGATGTATGTCTGCTACGTCCATGATGCTCTTAATGACACCATCAGTATCGTCCAACGTTACGCTGACTGATTTGGAATCACTACTTGAGCCGAGAGTATCAGTTATTGAATCGAAGTTGCCCAGCTCGATAATACGGCCGTTCAGATCGCCTTTTAGCTTATCGCCATATTTGTGACGCGGACCGTCGACCGTCCACTGCACTTCCACTTGGTTGAGTGGCTCGGTGCCGGTTAATTGAGCGAGCTTAGCGAGTCCTGCGACGGAAATGTTTCTCACAGTTTGTAACCTTCCGCCTCTAATGTAACGCTGCACGTCTCGCTGGGAGAGTCGAACGACAGTTGCGTTGGGTCATTCGTTATGTACACACGCCACAGTTCGTCTTTATGATTCACGAACTCCATCTGGTATGGCAGATAGAGGAGCATGAACTGACGGAACTCCTCACCCTTTGCCCGCGAGAGTTTGAAACTATATCCTATCTTTTCATTTGTGATACGCTTGATGTATGTTCTGACGCTACCATCTACGGTGCGTTGAAGATTCATAGCGTTCACGCGAGCACGTCCATCACCGAACTCAGGCGACGGCAGTACGATGATCGTTTGCGGGTTCGGGAATGGTGCTTTGATTTGAAACATTACACTATCACTCCCTGTAGTTCGAAACTACCGTTATATTGGCAGTCTCGACCGCTTTGAATAATCTCATTCGTAGGCGTTGTGATGATCCCTCGCCATTGACGGCCTTCATGGTCAAGGAATCCTACCTCTTGCCCTAGTGACTCATGCAGCATAGCAAGTAGGTCGGTCGCTTGATCCTCAGACAGTCCCTCGAAACTTACCGAGATCAATTCAGTCTTCGGCCAGTCAGGATCGAAGTATCCGATCAAATCGCCTGATCGGGACCGGTTCCGTACCCATGAAGCTGAGAGTTTCTGCTGGTTGCCGTACTTTGGTGTGCGGAGTTGCACGGTAAAGGTTGGCGAAGAGAACGGATATGTTAGTGTGCTGTAGTCCTGGCTTACTAATGTGGGCAAGGATGCCGGCATAGTGGAGCCTGCGGTTAAGATCGGACGGTATTGACATTCTGCACCTGGCTTGATGAGAACCGGGAATACTGATTGCGAGATCACAATCGCACTGGTGATTACGCGAATCCGTTCCATATTCGCGACAGCGGACTGTCCAAGCACGATCGATTGTGAGAATGGGGTGTTGACGTCTTCGCTGACAAGACCTTGCAATGATAGTTCAGAACCAACCTCTTCATCGAATGTACGAACGAGCGACTGATTCAATGACAAGATGTTGGACGCGAATACGTCTTGCGTACGGGCAGCGGTATGTCCAAACGAGAGTATGTTGCCCACACTCGCATTGATAACAGCTTGCCGTACGCCTACGCTCTGCCCGAATGTCAGCACGCTTGTAATGAACTTGCTGACGGGCAACCCGCCGACGGCAGACTGTCCAAACACAACGGCACTTGACGCACTCGCGTCTTTAATGTTGGTGCCTGTTGACTGATTCAGAACTAAGCCGCTGGATACTGTTATCGATATTGGCAACTGTGCAATAGCGATATTGCCAAGCGTCAATGCACTTGCAGCATCTGCTAATTTGAAATTATGGGCCGCAGTCTGGCCTAGAACGAGGTTACTGTCGACAAGTAGTACAACGTTGCTGGGAGCATATGCCGATTGCGTCAGAGTCAACGCATTAGCGACTGATACCTGCTTAATGTTGTGTGTCGCAAGCTGATCCAGAACTAGATTGCTCGCGACAGCTACCTGCGTCGTACCGAATGCTGTCGACGTCGATTGACCGAACACGATCGCATTAGTTGCGATGCCCGCAATCGTGTTGTCCATTAGCAATTGCTGAAACTCGACAGTGCTAATGATATCGAATGATTTTATATTCTGTTCGGCCAGTTGTACAAGGTCAAGCTGATTGACAGCCGACTCAGTTAGATCGCTCGCTGTTCCTTGAGACTGTCCGAGCGTCATACCGCTCGTTACTGAGATGTTAAGTTCACGTTGAATAGTTACGGACTGGCCGAGCGACAACGCACTCGTTGCCGACTCGGTGATGCCCGGCAGAGTTACGCTGTCGCCATTGGCAAGAATGGCTGACCCAAGAAGCATTCGTCCAAGAACGGACGTTGTTGGCATTAGAATTCGTCCCAACTAATTAGGTGCATTCCGATACCGACGTTATTGCCAGCCAGTCCGACTGCAATTCCGAACTCGTCAGGGTCGCCAGAACTGTAGGTGTTAGTCTTGGCTTCGGTTAAGACTGGTTGCCAGTAGAACTGGTCAAGTGACATCCAGAGTTTGATATTCGTTCCGTCATACTCGATCTTCATCCAAATGACGGTGCCAAATGTTTGTGGTCGAATTTGGGCTAATGAAGTACCCGTATACGTCGCAGCATTAGCGTGACGGATTACTTCTACGTGGAAGAAGCTATTGATGAATCCGATCAGCATCATCATTAGCTGACCGGAACTGCTTTGACGGATAACAATTCCGCAATAACTGTACGTGTCAGTGATGTGCGGAATGAAACCGGCCACAACAGTCGTCGGCGATGGTGCGACCGCCATTGTGCGGACGCGACAAGAGACGCCGGTGATGGGAGACCCAGGTGCGGCAACTAATAGTTGCCCCATATTGGTTGTCGAGATTGAAGCTCCACTCTGGTTCACCCACGACCAACCTGACGTCGGTACGGGTTTCAATTCGAACAACGGACCATAGTTCGTGAAGGTTGAGCCGTTGTCTCGCATCAAGAGGTTGGCGTCATTTGGCAAGTACAGTCGACCCGTACCGCCAGCCGCAGGAGCCGATCCGATAGGACCGGCTCCCACGTCGTCAATTCTCTTTTGCTCCAATGCACCGGCAGTGAGTACCAACTGAACAGTCGCACCACTCGAATGTGCGGCGGCGACTGTACCCTCGATGCCGCGATCGACAGTGAACGTCGAGCCTGCAACTGCTGTTACGAGCAAGAGTTCATCATCAATTCGTAATCGAAAGTCGCCGCCCGCTGGAGCGCCTGACGGAGACGCTACAGACAAAGACGTGACGGAGTTGTTAATGCCTCCGGCAAGTGTCGATTCGTAGTTATTGGCGAACTGTTCCATCGGACTAACCGCCTGTCTTGTGAGTGAAATCCTTGATGAAAGACATCAAGCTGACCGTTTCGATCTCGTTGCCTTTCGCAACTTGGAGCAACGGACCGTCTTTCTTGTCGAACGTGACTGCAAGGTCACATGCGACCGGGGATGATTTGGAATCACGATAGAAGCCAAGATACCAACCTCCCGTACCCGTCTTGACGATACAGATTGTCGGCTCGGTGCCATCGTCCGTCTGGAGCGTCAACCAGATGCCAGACTTACATTCAAGCTGGCCCGGAGACTCAGCTTGAATCTTGGCAACTACGTTGCCATCTTTGTCTTTAAGTTCGAACATGCTTCACCTTAGCTAGTGATCGTGTAGGTGATTTTCAGAAGGTCACCGTTCACGACCGAGACGTTACTGGCAAACGCCGCCGTCGCCCACAAGGTGCCGGTCGTGCCAGACTTGGTGTTGTTGCTGATGAGAAAGATACCCTTGAGGGTACCGGTTCCCGTGATGTTGAAATTGGACGAACTGCTGTTGCTGATCTGACCTGATGCAGCCGCAGCCGGCGACCACTGTACGCGATTGGCTTCGCTGTACGTCGTGAACTCGTTCCATCCACCGTGAGAAGCGGCGGTGTCGGCGTCGGCAAGTGCCGAGAAGCCGGAGTTGTCGATGATTCCGATGTACCACGCGGTGATCTGCGTTTGAGCACGGAATCCGACGTCGAGAAGCGAGTTCTTTCCAACGGTCACGATGCCGTTGGGAATGTCGTAGTCGGCGATGTGTTCGCCGGCACGCCAGTGTTCCACGTGGTATTTACCACGTGGCTGGAACTCACTCATTGAAACATTTTGCAAGTGTTCGTTGCTGATGAAAAGACCAGCACCCACGAGCAAAGAACCGACAAACTTACGAAGCGACATGCTTATTTCCCCACTCTTGAAGACCCGCGACGCAACTCTCTGTTAAGCAATTTGAGCACCTCACGAGCAGTCTCATTAGGTGATCCTGAATCACTCACATTGATATTTACACTGTCAATGTGGTTGGACGTTGACTGTGAGAAATTTGGCGTCCGACCTGCGTTCATCGCAATAATTTGCGGTGTGAACATAGCGGTCGCCCGTTCATTTAAGACGGATTCACCGACTTTGAAGCCAGCTATGATGTTATCAGGACTCTTGATGAATCCTCCAGCAGCATTACCTTGTATTGTCGGTGTGATAGCTGGCGACTCGGCCTTAATCGTATTCAATTCGCGTCGCGTTGCTATGATCGCTTCCTTGATCCGATTCAAACTGGTAATTGCCGTCGATTCAAGAGCGATGAACGACTGGCCGAACGTCGACACAGCGGAACTCGCCGCCTGAAACTCGGCAGGTACGCCAGCGGTCAAACCGACCAGATTCACTTGCGTTCGGATAGCGACAACACGCTGCATGATTTCAAGTGCAGCTTCAAGGTCTTGTCGAGCATTCTTGACGCCGGGCAAGAAGTCTTTCTTAATAGATTGATTCGTGAATGGCTTATTGAGTTGTGCGATTGCTTCATTGACCTTTTCCAATGAATTCTTAATCGCTTCAATGTCGCCAGACGCAATTGCATCCCTCGTCGCTTTAATCGTGGCGGTGATGCCATTCTTAATAGCGGCGGTATTGGGACTCGAAGAGCTAGCTGTTGTTGGCAGATTCTTCTCAACACCTGTCAACTTAGCGAGTGCCGCCTGCAATGAACCCGCTGCCACGACCTGATTCCGAATTGACTCATCAGTCAACTCTCGCAAAGCATTACGTTGCAATTCCTTCTGCTTCTGTAAGCGCTTTGCAGTAGTTTCTGCATCTTTGCGTTCGTCAATCAAGTCAGCTTGCTTACGCAGATTGTCTTTCAGCAAATTGACCTGCTGGAAGAGTTCCTTTTGACGTGCAAACTCTTCGGCCGTCTTAGGCTGCTGCCCAAGCACAGTTTGCTTGACAAATTCACCAAATGCCTTAGACGACTCCTCCGGCTTAGCCCGTAGGAACAATTCCAACGCACGGCGTTGAGCTTTAAGACTTTCCTCTTGAATTGCCACTTCATTCTGCGAGACAGATACATTCTTCTGCTTCTGAGCAATGACAGCTTGCAGTGCGATTTTCTGAGCGTTCAAATTCTCAGTACGCTTAGCCTCAAGCTGATTCTCTTCTCGCAACAGAGCAGATCGCGGGCGATCCTTCGCATCGATACCACGAATCTCTTTTAACTTCGAGCGTAACGCTGCTTCGCGTACGAGACTTTCGTCGATCGCACGGAAGACGTCTTGGACCTGTTCAACTTCACTATTTGGTGATACACTTGCTGCTAATGCGGCTCGGCGATTCCGAACTCGTAGCAGTTCTTGATTGATTTCGCCAATCGTACGGGTTGGAAGATTTTCACGCCGCCCTTCGAGATTACGTTCGAGCTGACCCGGTGCCTTGACGATTAGGTCTTTGGCCTGACGTATATCATTGATTGCGTCATTGACCTTCTTCCGCGTGACGTTAATCGTCTCTGTCAAACCGGAGAAATAAAGGTCTTCTGCTTTCTTTACGTCAATGAGTAAGTCTGCTTGCAACAGTTGCTGCTGATTCAAACTAGCTTGAATAGCGGCACGTTGTGTTGCCAACGATTGCAACTCAAGCTGTTCAGCGGTCTTTATTCGCTTTAAGATCGCATTTTCTTTTGCAACTTCAGCGTCTTTGAAGAAGCGTGCAGACTTAGCGACCTCCGTATCTATATTGTTGAGTAAGTCAATTGTATCGCGTTGCAAATTAGTATTGTCGGCAGTCAGAACTCCGAGTCCAACACCGGCAGCCGCACCTAGTCCAGCGGCGGCAGCAATAGGTGCTATGGCAACTGATCCCAAACCAATGATTGAAATCTTAGCAGCATCGGCCGCTGTCTTAGTGGCAAAGAAGGCATTGGCCAGACCTAGAGAAGTCGCTATCGCCTTGCCACCCTGGAGTGCCGAAAGCGTTTCGAGTGCAAACGTTACTCCGATAATTGACCCGCGGTAGAGTACATATGCACCGGCAGCATCTACGATGATCGTCGTGCCGGTCTTTACGACATTGCTAAGTCCGCCGAAGGCATCGCCGATCTTTAAGATAGTTTCAAGTGCCGGTACACCGAAATCGACAATGAAGAAGTTCTTAGTCTTCTCAAGTTCAACTTTCAAGCGACGGCCGGCAGATTGAGCGACAATATCGACAGCCTTAGCAGTCTTCTCACTCGCATTCGTAATCTGCTCAAGCGTATCGCTGAACTTGACGGCATTGTCGCCGGTCGTCTGAAAGATAGTTCGCAACGCACGTACGTTGTCGAACAGCTGAGCGAGTGCCGCATCGCTACCCTTAGACTGTTCTTGAAGCTTCTGAAGGAAGCCCGGCAAGCCGAACGTTGCGATGCCCTCGGCACCTGATTCGACACCAATGTCTTGAAAGACTTTCTTCAATTCTTTCGTTGGCTTGAGCAAGTCGCTGAACACTGAGTTCAAGCCGGTCATTGCTTCGCTGGCTTTAAGGCCGTTGATAGTCGTCGTAGCAAGACCGGCGACCGTCTCTTCGAGAGACACGCCGATGGCAGCAGCAGTAGCGGCGACTCGTCCAAAGTTGTTGGCAATGTCTTTCGCTTGGAATCGACCTAAGTCGATACCTTTGAAGAAAATCGCAGACACTTGCGACGCACGTTCAGCACCTAGACCGTAGGCATTGATCGCCGCAGTCAAAAGTGATACGGCATCAGCATTTGATGCGACCGCTGCTTGCGAGAACCGTGCAGCTTCACGGACGATCGCAAATGATTCAGAACCTTTTGCAACCTGATTAGATAGCGTCTCATAAGTCGCTGCTGCCGTGTCGAGGATCGGATTACCGAATTCGTCGGACAACTTACGCACTTCGCGTGCGGTGTTTGCAAATACGAGGTCACTGCCTTGAGAGATTGTAAGAATCTGAGCGATCTTCTCAGTGAACTCACCAGCATTTGTGATGCTGGTCTCGAACGTATTGATGCCAGCGGCAATAGTTCGGAATGCGATCTGACCCGCTAACACGCCCTTGAAGACATTGAACACGCGAGTTAGATTCGAAATTCCTTTGGCACTCTTGTCGATCTTGTCGGTTGTTTCTTCGACAGTGATGCCAGTTCGTTGATACGCACCATTAACACCGCGAAGTGTTGTCGTTACACGGTTACCGCTGGCATCTACCTCGCGAAACTTGAGTGCGAGAACTTCATTAGAGCGACTGAGGCGAACGCTCAATCTGTCGATATTGTCGACGGTGGCCCCATAACGTGCCAACGCACTATCCAACTGCTTAATAGCGGACACGCCACTATTAACGTCGAATGTTAGTTTGGAACCAAGATTGAGAGTGTTACCCATTGCATCCTCAGAATGGACGGATAATGACTCTGCTTAATGTAGCCAAGTCAACAATCTTCGGAAACTTGTCCGTTAGAGTCTTGTGAAGTCGATTAAAGAAAGCTTCGGCTCCACGATCCAGCGATCCCCACGGTGTAGCTCGTCGAAGATTCGGAATCTGTTTCTTCATATCGTAGAACTCATTAAGTGCGTAGTGGTCGACGTTGGCACTGAATGAGAACTCATAAAGGAATCTTTTACTGGTCAAAGTCGCAGTTGCATTAGCCAATCCCTGCGATGTACGGTTGCCGACACGCTCTAATGCCTTCCGCGTCGGTCGAATAGGTACTGCTATGTTCCCTAGTCCGGGAATCTTCTTTACTGCACGCAGACTGCCACGTGCCATACCGCTATATACTGGCACGTTGCGAATTACGGCAGCCATCCACGCACGAATGGCTTGCCGCATCGCAAGCTGTAACGCCGCGTCAAGTGTCTTGTTGAACTTGAGCGGTGACAGCCTAATTTTAACAATTGAGCCTTTAGCGACAAACATTAATCACTTCCAGCAAAGGCACAACCTGACATACTCTCAGCCCCACGAATCTGATCGTAGGCTATAATCTCTGCCTGCTGCACTGTAGAACAATCGTCCCAACTGGCAGGCAGACCGGGTGGTTGCATTCTCAAGCGTTCGCAGGCTCGCCAGATTGCGTATTGGGCTGTTCGGCCATCCGGGAGGCGGATTGGCTTAGCAGAGCCGCCTCCTCGGCTAAAAAACGCTTTCTGGCCTCATCGAGCATCGCGTCGTCAAGACAGTTGACTTTCATTGTCTCATCGACGATAAGTCTGACTTCTGTCTTCGTTAGATTCGACGCCAGAAGCTCGTCTTCGAGCTTGAGCCATGATTCCGGGTCACCTTCCTCGACTGTCTCCCACACTAAGCCCGGTGTGGGTTTGAGAGACTGAATAGTGAGCCAGCAGGAGTGCAGGCGTTGATACTTCGCAAGCTCGGCCAAATACGTCTTGTCATTCAGATTCGGAACTCGATTGCCGGTCTTGGCCATCGTAGCCATTGGTGCCTGCGGCTCAGGCACCAATCGTCTGAACTCATCGTACGATCGTACGGCTTCAAATTTGAACACCAGCCCACCGTCCGGTCTCGGAAGGACCAAGACGGAGGTAGCCAGCGATGGAGTCTGTCCATACAATTTCATGACGGGAAGATCCTTGATTATTGAGCAACTCGAACAACAGTAGCTTCGGTGACATTGGCTTTGCCGCTAAAGCTGAACGTGCCAGCCTTCGGGTCAAAGTCAATGCTTTCATTACGGTAATCCGCAATGGTGACGATCTCTTTGTCGACGCCGCTGCAAAGTGGCGTGTACTCGAGTTCGAGATCAATCGAAAAAGGCTCGCAACGATCGTCGGAGGTCGACACCCATCCGGCTGCTTCGCCCTTCTGTTTGACAACGTCGACTGGTGTGGGCAGTTCGCTGGCTGCGACGCCGGTGATGAACTCGTACTCCGCGTCGAGCTTGACCTCGACCGGTTCCTCATCACCATCGCGAACCGTGTTGAGCCGACCACGGTTCCGAAGGTACTCGCGGGGCTTCTTCTCACTCCACGTGAAATTGCCTTCGCCGAGAGTGACGTCGATCCGCAATGGACCGACGGTGATTACGGCATCATCGGCCACGCTTCCGGTAAGTCCCGGAGTAAAGGTAATAGTGGTCGTCGCACCGGAGCTAGGTGCCTGCGACGTGATTTTGTGCGTCTTGGTACTCCCCGTCACCGTGAAGGTGCGGTTCGCCAAGAGCTTGATTGCGAATCCGTCAACGACCATAACAGTGTCGTTGGCGACGTACCCGCCGACGTGATTCACCGCACCGATGTGCTGTGAACCGTCTTTCATGCGGACTTCGGCGTTCTTGAAATCGATTCTCGACAAGTGAGTAATCCTTATGCAGCACGGACGGCTTCAGCTTCCGTCACGTTCGCCTTGCCACTGAAACTGATCGTTCCCGCTTTCGGATCGAAGTCGATGCTCTCATGACGGAACATTTGGATCATGATGATTTCACGATCGACGTTGGCACAATCGGGCGTGTACTCGAACTCGATGTCGATCGAGTAGGGTTCGCATGGATCGTCGGAAGTCGACGTCCAAGTGGACGCTTCACCCTTTTGCTTCATGACGTCCGTCGGCGTTGGCGTCCCACTGCCGGTACTGGCAGTTACGAACTCATACTCCGAGTCGAGCTTGACCTCGACAGGTTCCTCATCGCCGTCGCGAACGGTATTGAGCCGTCCTTTATTGCGAAGGTACTCGCGAGCCTTCTTCTCACTCCAAGTGAAGTTGCCTTCGCCGAGAACGACTTCAAGACTGCGATAGCCGTTGGTGAGCGTCTGGTAGGCGATCGCTGTCAGGACACCTGAACCGTCACCTTCTGCGACAGCAGATACGAGTGCGGCCGCAGCTGCACTGGCAGCAAGTGCCGCGACTGCCAACGCAGCCGTCGTTGTAATGGCAGCCGATCCATTTGTGGCTGCATTGATAGTGATGTCAGCACCGGAAACTGAAATGCTCAGTGAAGCATTGTTCGTACCCGGATTCACAATCCGAACACGGATTGGATCGTCGCCGGAGTTCGTATGAGTACGAACCTCCGTGAAAGTGATGTCGGAGTTAGCGGCAACGCTATTCAGCGTTCCCGTAGCTCTGCGGCCGTCAATAAGACGGACCACGCCATTCTTGAAGTCGATTCTTGACATTAGCTCAAGGTCCCCTTATAATGAGCCTCTACGGTCGACTGAAACAGATTGATTTCCGGTGAGATTTTACCAAAATGGTTTGTTCTCACTTCACGATCCGCGTCAAGAATTCTGGATCGACGGAGTACGAAGACTGGAGAGTTGTCGTCTCCGACTTCATTACCCATTTTCTTAACGGTGATGCACGGCCTTAGCGTAGCTGCCGCAATACCGGTGTACTTCCTTTGTTTGTATAGTTCCAAATTAGGTATTGTCGAAATGACAAGATTAACTTCCACTTCGAACTTGAAATAGTTCTTAGACGGCTCTTCAATACCGGGGCCATCGACGCGAATCTCAACGTAGTGCGTCAACCCTGCCGTGGTACGTTCGAGCTGCGTCTCAACGAACCACGGTACGCTTGCAGCTTCTAGGTCGATTCGAATAGAGTCAACAATCGAAGCAGCGATCCAACGGTCCCAATTCGGATCAAACATTATTCTATCTCCGAATTAGTGGACTGAGTCGGCATCAACGCACTTGTGACACTTCGAAGTCGGATATCATCACTGCTATTTCCGACTACGTTGACAGCCTTAATATACAGAGCATTTGTGCCTTCGTAGTCTTGGGCTTCAGAGATTTTGTAATGTCCCTGATTCCAAACTAGATAGTCGTTCATCGTTGGCACAAAATTTATGCCTATGTCTTTCTTGTCGATTAGGATTTCACGCGTCCCTGCGTCGTATAGAGCACCGTACGTGAAATTCTTGTTAGCTGCGATAAAGGAAAGATCATATTTGAACGATCTCTCCAAGACTTTTGGGAGAACGACAGCACGTTGCAACGTCCAAGAGTTCCGAGTGACATTCTGAACACCTGTAGCAGTATTAACAGCAATGCTTATCAACCGAACGAATTCGATCTGCTGACCGTACATTCGCTTCAGTCTGTAGATGGCACCACTGATATTGCCAAGGCGACTCATTTGTGTCTTTCAGCCTCAAGTTTGTCGATGCGTCGTACTAGTTCTGATAGGCGTTCTGTCGTTTGGGTTAATGTGATAACAGCTTGGTTGATAGTCTTCTGCAAATCCAGTTCTTGCTGCAAAGTCTCGACACTTCGTTCTTCAAGTCTGGATTGCCGATGTGACTGCTCCATTGCTTTCAACTCAAGCCGCCAAACCCAACCGCCACACGCAGCAATCGGACCCCAAATTGTCGTACCTACAATCAACCATTCTCTGAGGGAGATTCTCAGATTCAAAATGGTCATTGAGGATCGACGCTCTTGCTGCATCAGCACAACGCCCCTCTCCGTGTGTTCGATGGCCATTTCCATCCGCCTCCAAAAGGGCGGGTGATTCAAAATCACCCGCCCAAGTAGCAGCTACTACCCCAGGAGAACGGCACCCAGGTTCGTGTCGAGAATGGCGACACCGAGCAACAAATCGAGCGTGACCAAATGGCCCTGCTTGTCGCCGTCGTAGGTCATGACGGCACGCATCGAGATGTTGTTGTAGCTCACCTGAGCCGCGTTCGCCAAGTTCGAACTTGGCATCGGCAACGGGCGATTGACCAACGCGATGGCATTCTTGTGGAACGCCAAGTTGTAGCTGCCCGCCGGACCCAGGTGAACCTGAGCGTCGTCGGCGATGGCATTGACCAGCGGACGGTCGAGCAGGATCGACGTGGTCGTCGCCTGCAACACGACGTACTTGTTCGTGTCCGTACCGAAGGTCACGAACTGGCCGATCTGCGGAGCCACGGTGAAGGCGTCCACCGCGATTTCCTTCGAGTAACCGGCCGCATAACCGGCGGCGAGGTTGACCGCACCGTCGGTCGCGACGCTGATCACGGCATCGTCGACAACGGCATTCGCCAGTACGGGCGACACGGTCATGCCGGTGTACGGAGGACCACCGGTAAGAGCCGTAACGCGGTGAGGCACGCCGGAGCCGGCGATGTTCACCCACGAGCCGACGCGAATGTTCGCGGCGGTTGCACCGGCACCGTCGATCACGACAGTCGCCGTACCGGCCGGATAGCCCGCACCGTTGTTGATGGCGATGGTCGAGATCGTCGTGCTAGTTCCGGATCGCGGAGACGGCACGTTCTGATCCATCCAGATGTCGAAGCCGAGCTTCTGGCCGAGCCACGCCTTCTTCAAAGCGGTGCCGCCGTCGCCGACCTTTTCGGCCGACGTGAAGGCTTCGTTCTTCAACATCGCGGTTTCGCTGTAGGGTGAAACCAACAAGTTGCGTCCATCCATGTACGCCTTGTTGACGTTCAGAATCTCGCGAGTCGACAAGATGTAGTCGATCGCGTTGCTGCTCGTCAAACCGCCGAGCGTGCCGCGTGCGTTGCCGAGGAACTGTACGGCTTGAGCACAAATGATCTGGTCGACGATCTGGGCAATGGACAACATCGCCGGCTGGATATAGACCTCGACCAAATCCTTGAACGCCCACGCCATTTCACCGTCCTTGACGATGAACGACGTGTGGATGTGCTGGTTCAACGGAACCTGCACGTTCGTCGCGACCGCGTCCTGAATCGTGACGTTGTCCGCCACGGTCTTACGCTTGGCCTGGAACTCGCCCGGTCGACGAGTGTTCACGATGTCGCCGAAATTGGCGACGATCGGGGAAAAATCGCGATGCACCATTTGTGCGGCGACCATGTTGTTCTCCAGAATGGCGAGCGATTCATTTGCCCACCATTCCGGGTAGAACGCGTCCATGCCGCTGTTGTCGTAGCCGGCGAGATACAGCTTGAGTTGATTCAAAATCACTTGGGAAGTCCTTGTTGGCTTGTACGCCACTTCCGGTATTGAGCCGGATCGCTTGGCGGACCTTTCTGAGTTTGACCACCGGTCACGTTGGCACCACCAACGCCACCTACCAGATTCGACTTGAACAGATTGCCGTATCTGGCCACCTCAGTTTTCATGAGGGTAATCGCCTCCGCGACCGTAAGGTCGAGAGTAGTGGGCTTCCCGTCTTTCACGGTAGGCAGCTTTACGCGTACCTGATCCTCGCCTGTGGGCTTGTTATCCTCACCAACGACCTCAGCGAGTCGGGCCTTTGGTGCAAGCAGTTCGATAATCTGCTCCGGATTGTATGCGTCCGCAGCCGCAGCCGCGATAATTTCTTGATTGATGCGAGTTCGCGTGTACTTGGTCTGCCAAGTGTCGCGTTCTTGTGTAAGTTTCTTTCGCTCTTTGTCCGCTTCGGACTTGAGCTTCTCCGAGTCTCGTTTCAGCAACTCTTCCTTCGAGAGATGCTGATTCTGTAACTCTTCGATCTGAGCGGCCAACGCATCACGGTCCTGCTGCGTCGTCGACGCAAGACCTTGAATACGGGTAAGCTCGGCGGCGAGTTTCTCATTCTTCTTCCGAAACTCGGCTCGCTCTTTCGCCATCAAGCGGTCGATCTCCGCTTGATCGAAAGTCTTCGGCGTCTTCTTCGCCGCAGGAGTCGGCGGATCACCAGCGGGCGGATCACCAGCGGGCGGATCACCAGCGGGCGGGTCTTCATAGCCCGCGATATAGAACTTCTTCCACCATTGATTCGTAATCATGCTCTACTCACTTTGACGGTTCTCGGGTCTCGCAAGTACGGTTGCAGTAGCATCCACGCACGGATACTAACGATCCCGGCAAGCAAGTTGTCCGTAACTGATCTCTCTCCGTAACGAATTGCTACGGATGCAAACTTGTCGGAAAGCACGCCAAGGCCTTCCAATTCCTGCTCAATGGACCGACCATCGAGCAAGTCGTGGGCAATTTCGTAAGTAGCCTTTTCAATGTCGGCAGGAACACCAGTATCCACTGCTCTTGGAAACTGATTGACCTGTCCGGCAACTGCAACGCTACCTGCGAAATTGAGTTGGTCGATCGCTTGCGTTGCTTCCGTCAAGGCAGACAGTTTGTCGCCAGCAGACGCACTCGTCCAAGCAGTCGATCGAAGTCTTGTGGCAAAGTACAAGTCGCCACCTTCAATACTTCCGTAGATGGCCATTACTTACCTTCTCCACGTGTTAGCGGGGCGCTCTGGTCTTTTGCCAAATTTCTGTCTTGCGAGAGTTCCTTCTCTTTCTTCGCACCTTGAGGATCGGCACCTGGCAATCCTCTCGCTTCATTGTTCTGCATTTGCGAAGCTTGAAGTTGTTCAAGCTTCGCCTTTGCCTCTTCCTTCGCTTTGTCGGCAGAACCCTTCGGCCAACCGCGAGCAAGTGAGGCGGTTTCGCGATCAACGAGTTCGTGTTCGACGTCGCTTGCAACGTCTTTTGGATCTGAAATCATTGCAATGGCGTTGTCGATTTCTTTGTTGATCTTGTCAAGCACATTCGCCTCGACATCATGCTCGACGATTAGTTTCGCAATCCGTTTGGCAACTTGCTTCTTGTACGTCAGTGACGGAATCGTCTGCATTGTCTCAGTCAGACGTTCGATTTCCTCGGTGATTTCCGAATCATTCGGAATGTCGTATTTCTCAGGGTAGTTGACGGTCGGAATGTCTGTTGAATTCTCGTATTCCGCCCAATACTCTGCAATTTTACGTTCGGCCTGTTGGAGTAGGAAGCCGATGTAAGTCAGACCGGCTTGAAGTCCAACTTCATCGAGACCCTTACTCTCAGCTGACTGCTGCTTCGGACGATTCTCTGCAACGGCAAGATTCACCAGCATCTTGATCTCAGCCATCATCTGCTTTTGCTTTTCCATCGAAGCAAGCAGCGGTTCAGACGACGGATGAATAAATCCTGGGCGTTCAGTGCCTTGCGGGAATTTGCGGCCGTACGTCGGGCCTACCTTGATCTCCTGATTGTCGGCAACAGCAGCTTGAGCCGCCATACCTGGCCGAGTGTCTCCCGCCGCCAACGTGTCGGCATTTGGGTCCGGCGGAGGCTGTCGACGATTCATCAACTCAGTTCGTGGGTCATATGGCTCCGTATAGAACGGAAAATTCGCCTTGATTGCGTACCACAAATCCGCTGATGCCAAATTCATTAAAGCGATCTGGTAGTCGCAAATATCCTGCATCAAGCTGCGTTTGATTCGCAGCAAGATGAATGGTATTCGTTTGACTTTCAGATCATAAGTTTCGCCCGATGGATTGCCATTACCGTCGATCTGAGCACCAGCAGTGTCATAGTACCGAAGCTTTACAGTACCGTCTTCCTTGAAGAGATAGCGAAAGCGATACGTCAAGCCGCTAGGCAGACCGTACTCTTCATCTTGATCGTAAATGCACTCTTTCAATAGAACAGCAGAGTATTCATCGTTGTTCGGCCCTTCCTCACACTTCCAAGAGCGAATTTCTTCGACACGGAAGTAATACAAGTACGGAGCCTTACCCGTCACTTCGGCAAGCGTTTCCTGACCTGTAAGTGATGGCGAATCAACATAGATGCCAACAAATTGCATTAAGAGCAACTCTGGCAAGATGTGGCAGCCCATGAAGTTATTCATGGAGCTACCAATCAAATCGACGCCATTATTCAAACCAATGACGGCGTCTTGGTATGATTTCGAACCACCTACACGAGTGATCTCACTGAACCGCATGTACAGAGAGTCTCGAACTCGATCAAGAGCCGTCGCTGCGAATCGCGGAACATACGACATATTCTGACGATCATTGAAGTCGTCAACAGACTCACGTAGTGACACTCGCTTCAAGAATCTTGTCTTGAAGTTAAGCCCACCTTCGTAGGCAAGCCGCCACTTGTCCCAACTAGGTGAGACAGCAGTCAGATCAGGATGTACTAAGTCGCAAATTCCACTCACAGTACGTTCCTTATCGGAATGCTCGACCCAATATTCGCCGCAAGAGGCATCGCAATTTCGGCATACGTTCTAGCGTGTGCATAGTGATCAGGCGATGTGCTTATGTACATCGACACGATCGAACCGTCAGGACGTTTCTTGTTGATCCTAACGGGAGCCTTAATATGCTCAATATACTCACGCTCCAACGCACCGGGGACGGTGATGCTCTTGTTCTTGAATCGTCCCATCGACAAGTCTAGCCAGCTTGTACGATCCACCGTCACACGTGATTCTGCATCATCGCTCAGGTGAATCTGCTTACCAGACATGCCTTGAATGTAGAAACACATCGCAGCACGGCCGTAATTTTGAGAAACGAACTCGTAAGCTTTACGGCGTTCTGGTTGAGCGTCCATAACAGCCATACGCACCGAGTAACGATCCATCAACTCGTTAATCTCTTCGATATCGCGTTTCTTACCGTAGCTCAACACACGACAGCGGCAGATCGCGTTCAAGTCTGTTGAGTTATAGTAGTCTGGCAGCCACCATTCATCAATTTCATAGTGAAGCCACTTTCCGACGTCGATTCCCATCGTAACGATAAGCCCCGGCGTGGGTAGTGTCGAATCCTTATCATACTTACCGCGACACGCGATAATCTGGTCTTCTGTCACTCTCGCCTCGGCTACTACGTGCGGTAGTCCTAGTTTGGAATTATAGAGTTCCTGCTCATCGGCAGCATTTGTTTCAGCAAGTAAAGCTTGCTCCGCAATCTGCCAAGGCTCAATGACCCACGAGTACATCTGATTGATGTGAAATCCTCGTGAGATTTTGTCCGGTTGAGACGGCACCCAAATACCGTTGCTCAACCAGTATTTCTTCGACTCTTGATGGAGCTTTGATTTGCACTCTTTGCAAATATAATGACTGTCTTTGAGTCTCGGATCACCGATCTCGTCGCTTGTAATTACAAGACAGTCAGGGTAAATAAGCTCCGTCAACTTGCTACAGTGCGGACATTTGAAGAAGAAATGCTCCGCAGTCGAATCTTTGAAGTAAAAGTTGATTCCGAATCCGTCAATCGTAGGAGTCGAAACAAGCCAGTTCAACGGATTTGGCTGTCCTGAGAGACGCTCAAAGGCCAAAGACAAGTTCTCTGGCGGCATTTCGTCTACTTCATCAAGGCAGAGCAAACCAACGGGAACTGATTTCAAACCAGCACGAGATTTCGATCCTCGAATGTAGATGTTGCACGTACCCGCACGTTTGTGTCCGATGTTCTTAACATTCGTGAACATCGATGTTATATGCTTTGACAGTTCGACCGCCGGGTCAAAACGCGACGCCGAAAAGTCAGCGGCGTCAGGGCTTTTATTGGGCAGAACATACAGAACGTCAATATGGCGAACGTCGATATTGTAGAAAACTACGTTAAGCAGTGTCTCAGTATAGCCCATTTGGGCCGACTTCTGGCCGATGTTGAACTTCGCAGTCGAATCGTGCATATCCTTCAACCAAGGGAATTGTTCAAAAGACCAGTTTCCTTTAATAGGTTTGTCCATAACGCGATACTGAGTTGCCCATCGCGAGCAGGACTGCACAGATTTTCTAGCCAATCCGGTCTGAATGCGTTCGATGAACGCTTTAGCAATCGGATTGGGACTGGATAATTGCATTAGTCACATCGTCCGGTGAGAGCCAATAGTAACCTAGTAATTGAGCACGACTGAAACGATTCTTTGTCAATTCTTCAAGTGTTTTTCGTTGCTCCTCATTGAGTCTCTTGCTGATCGTCTCAACGTCTTCCTTATAGAAAAATTTGAGAGTTGATTCCGAATCAGTCAGTAGTACCTGTTCTCGAAAAGACCAACAAACAACTTCATAGATCGGAATCGGGCCAGAACAAGACTTTTCATTTAGCATGTCCGAAATTTCTCGGACAGTCTTGTCTTTGTAGACATCCTTTCTAAGCTCGGCGATCAAGTTGCTACAATTCAGCATTTGCCACCCAATGGAATCTTAGCAAATCGCCAAGTGCGATTGTCGTCGCACCGTTTGTCGTCACTTCAAAGGTATCAGTCGTGACTGATGTTGCCTGACAATTCTGATCATTGCCTGCGTTAATATCACGAAGGCTACCAGTCGCTCCGCTATTCGGATTATAGATCGTCACTGCTGGCGCTTTTACCTTTGACACATAGCGAATTGCTGGAGCGACAAGCGAACCATTGACTGTTAGGGCTTTCGGTGCATATTCGCTAAATGACGCATTGTTTGTTGTTGACGCGGGAGCAGTTGTCAGTGCATAAGACTTCTCATAGAATCTGCGGCAGTTCTGAATCTCAACGGCCATAGGAGGAGCTTCGAATCGACGAGTTCCGAATCCTGCATACAGCCCAACATCGGCGATATTCAACGTTACGTTTTGTGCGACAGTCGACTCAGTCCAGAAGAATACAATGATGTTATTATACTGCGTTGAGCCACTCCAAGTGTACTCGTTCTTAAATAATGTTCCAGTTGTCGTTATAGAGTGCTGGGCAACGCTTAATACAGTTACAGTGCCAATGAAGAAGTTGCTGGCCGTGTATGTTGCACTTGTCCAGTCATTGACAACATCAGAAGTTACAGCGTCCGCCGTACCAGTCCAGCCTAAAATTGCTGAACGAAGTGTATACGACGTCGACGCGTTTGCCATGAACTGGAGCGACATATTGCGAATGTTGAAATCCTGAGCATGTGCCGCTTCAAGGATTTGACACAGTCCCATTCGCTGAGCAGAAGCTTGCGGCTGCGTCAATCGGCAGTAGTTCATTGTGCCGAAGACTAGCGGAGCAGCAAGCTGCGAGACAGTCACAGCAGCAGTCTGCGTAAGAATGTTCCAACGATCTAAAGCATACGTGTCATCAGTAAAGCTCGACCCTCCTCTCTGAAAGATTCGGAATGCACCGTTAATGACATAATTTTGGTCGCCAGCAGTCAGCAACGGTGCGGCAATGTCGTCGAGAACAGCCGCTCTGAATGCTGGAGCAGCGGCACTTCCCGACGTCGGGCCTGCAAATATCGTATTCGCTGTTTGCGTAGTGAACGCACCTGTTAGTGTGCCAGAAGTCGTTATAGGACTTCCTGTAACACTGAATACGCTTCCCGGTAACGCTAGAGCAACGCTCGTTACTGTAGCCGTTCCAGCAGGGACAGACCACGTACCGTTAGCTTTAAGGAACCGTCCAGCAGCATTGTCACCAGCCGCAGGAGCAGGGACTGCACCGGACGCTCCACCTGATCCCGAATCACCCGTCATCACTCCTAATCGAGCCGCCGCAACAGTGCCTGACGTAATGTCAGCACCACTATGCGTGTGCGTTGGCAGGTCCAGTGCCACTAAAGCCCGAAATGTTGGAGCCAGTGCCGTTACACCGCTGTTCGGGCCTGCCCACACTGTGTTCGGACTTTGTGTCGCAAGTGTACCGGTTAAAGTTCCGGAACTCGTAATTGGCGAACCACTCACCGTTATAATCGAGGGTAAGCTCAGGGCAACACTGGTAACAAATGAGGGAACTACCCACAGCCCGTTCGCCTTTAAGAACTTGCCTGCCGCCGTGTCTCCTGCTCCAGGGGCCGGCACTGCTCCGCTTGCACCGCCTGATCCAGAATCACCTGTCATTAAGCCAAGGCGTGCCGCATCCACAGTTCCAGAAGTAATATCGCTACCGCTGTGAACATGAGTAGGTATATCAGCAGCAACGAGAGCTCTAAAAGTTGGTGCAGCCGCACCACCAGAGGTCGGGCCTGCGAAGACGATGTTCGCATTCTGGTTTGCTTTACTGACCGTAATAGTTCCGGTAGTTGTAATAGGACTACCTGAAACGCTGAACTCACTAGGAACAGCCAAAGCGACACTTGTAACAGTTCCGTTATCAGGCGGAAGGCTCCAAGTCCCATCAGCTTTAAGAAATTTGCCACCAGCAGCGTCACCAGCAGCAGGAGCAGGCACAGCCCCTGAGGCACCACCTGATCCCGAATCACCTGTCATTACTCCTAATCTTGCAGCATCCACAGTGCCAGAAGTAATGTCACTACCGCTGTGACCATGAGCAGGGATGTCAGCGGCGACAAGGCTCCTGAATGTAGGGGCGGCTGGAGAACCGGTGCTAGGGCCGGCAAAGACCACGTTGGCATTTTGATTCGCCAGACTTCCTGTTAAGGTTCCATTTGTCGTTACGGGCGAACCGGATACCGTAATGAAACTGGGCATGGCGAGTGCCACGGACGTGACCGTACCGTTGTCTGGCGGAGTACTCCAAGTTCCGTCGGCTTTAAGGTATTTTCCAGCAGTGGCATCACCTGCCCCTGGGGCTGGAACTGCTCCACTGGCTCCTCCTGATCCGGAATCTCCGACCATGAGTCCCAAACGTGCTGCGTCAACCGTCCCGGATGTGATATCGGAACCACTATGTACGTGGGACGGGAGGTCGGCTGCGACCAAGACTCTGAAACTAGGGGTGCCCGGCGATCCGGTTGATGGACCGGCAAAGACAGTGTTGGCAGTTGCGTTAGAAAGTCCAACGGCAATGGTGCCGGAGCCAGTGATCGGGCTACCTGTGACGCTAAAGATAGCTGGGGCGGTAAAGCCAACACTCGTGACGGTCCCGGGGTTGGTTGCAGGTACAGTCCAAGTTCCTGCGGCCGATAAGTATCGATTAGCGGCTGCATCCCCAGCTGACGGAGCAGGTACGGCTCCCGACGCTCCGCCTGATCCTGAATCACCAAGCATCGTTTCGAGTCTGGCTCGTCCGACTGTTCCAGACGTGATGTCAGCACCTGAGTGAACGTGCGACGGCAGATCTCCTGCCACGATGGTCCGGAAAACAGGGCTTGCATCTGCTCCAGTAGTGGGACCTGCGAAGAATTTGTTCGCTGCTTGGTCGACTTTGCTAAGGGTAATAATTCCATTGGTTGCTATCGGACCTCCACTCGACGAAAGAATATCCGTCGGTACATTGATATCGATGCTTGTTACCGTACCGCCGCTGTCTGGAGTAGTCCCCCACACACCATCGGCACGAAGGAATTTTAGTGCAGCGGCATCACCTGCACCGGGAGCGGGTACGGCACCAGATGCTCCACCTGATCCCAAATCACCCGTCATTAGCCCAAGTCTGGCGGCGGCGACTGTTCCACTCGCGATGTCACCCCCATCGTGAGTATGGGTTGGGAGGTCTCCAGCTGCCAGTAGCCGGAATACCGGGACGCCGCCGCCAGACGGACCTGCGAACACCTTGTGTTCAGTTTGAGTTTGGAAATCAATATTGATTACGCCACTGGTGCTGATCGGGTTACCAGTGATATTGAATAAAGCGTTTCCTGTTACGTCAACGCTTGTGACAGTTCCAGACCCACTAGGAACCTGCCACGAACCGTTAGCGTGCAGGAATTTCCCAGCACCTGCATCGCCTGATGCAGGTGCTGGGACGGCACCAGAAGCTCCACCCGATCCCGAATCTCCCGTCATAAGACCGAGTCGGGCGGCGGCAACCGTACCAGACGTGATGTCTCCACCTGAATGCGAGTGTGACGGCAAGTCACTTGCTACAAGCGTACGGAAAGTCGGAACGGCAGGCGAACCGGTAGTCGGCCCAGCCCAAACATTATGAGCGGTCTGCGGTGCTGTCGAGATCGTAATCGTACCAGCAGTCGTTATCGGATTGCCGCTGATTGTGAACTCAACAGGGACCGCAAGATCGACGGACGTTACAGTACCAACGGTAGCCGGATCAGCCCAGGTACCGTCAGACTTAAGGAACTTACCTGCATCACCGACAAATGCTGTCGGAACTGCTCCTGGAGTCGATCCAGCGAAGACGGGGAGGAGAGTGTATGCAAGGGTCCCACTGGTAATGTCTCCGGCGGCATGGCTGTGGGATGGCAAATCTCCAGCGACAATTGATCTGAAACTAGGTGCTGCTGGTGATCCACTTGTCGGTCCCATCCAAGCTGAGTGTGCTGCTTGAGCCGACTTTGTCAGTGTCAACGTGCCAGTTGTCGTCACTGGACTACCAGTGACACTGAACTCGTCGGGAGCAGCAAGTGCAACGCTAGTTACGAAATCGACCGAACCGCCACCGCCCAAAGCAATGACTGCTCGCTCCAAAGCAATAATTTCCGCAACGGCCTGATCCCAGTCCTCATAGGACGGGGAACGGTCGAAGAGGATGCTAGAACGGTCTACAGATAGACCATCCCAAATCCCATTCGGAAATACTGCCTTGTTTTCACTCACGTGTTCAGCTCAACTTCCGTTGCTGGAGACATATTGAGGATCGCGTTTCCAATTTCGAGTGCGATGGAGTCGATAACCGATGAATCTTTAATGTACCGACCCACAATCTCAACGATCTGAGAACCGAGGATCATGACTTGATTCTTATCAAGCATGATTCCTAACTGACCTTCAAGCTGTTGGCAAGATACCACCAGTTTTCGGATCTGTTCGACCATTAACGTAATTTTGCCCGATGCAATTAGCAGGTCATTAGGTGATTTGCAATCAACAATGACACTTTCCAGCGTCATTCGCGTAATGCCGATCTCGCCACGAAGAGACTTGACTTCGGAGCTATCGGCAAATTGTTGACACCTTTCCTGCCACTGCATTAGGCGGTATGACCGCATTGACGTTGTTGCCAGTTGTGCAAGCTGTACCCCACCGTTGTGTCTGGCACAGTTCTTGCACCCCGGCTCGGCTCGGTACGGACACTGTCCGCGTTCACCGATCGCCATACACTGAGTCGTGTCTGGATCAGCTACCCCGTTCGAATCGAGATAGCGAATCAATTTTTGCTCGACGGTTTGTAACATTAGGGGCAAACGCCTCCGGGGCAGCCGCCGCTGCTTCGACCGCGTCGAAAGATACGCGGGCCGCTAAAAATTCGACGCGGCTGGCTGACTGCTCGTACGGACGCACCGTTGTGATCGTTATCGTGCAACGCCCGCAATTCGCTCTGAGACAGGCCGGCCAACTCTTCGGGACTGTGGCCGTGACCGTTCAGCAAGTGTGATTTCAAATCGCCCGGCCATGTCCAGTTGGGGCCAGGAGCCTTCATGACGTGGCGTACCGTAGCAACGCTGCTTCGAACAGGTACTGGCGGCTCGCTGACGCCGAACAGCTCAGCGATTGCCTTCGGATTGTACCCGACGACAGTCTTGCCTTGATACGAAATTCGCGGCACGGCACCTTCGCGATCGTGGATCACGGTGTATTCGTGCGTCAGCGTTTCGACCAGTTCTTTCGCCGCCGGGCAGTTGATGCAGCTCGGTCGAGAGAAAACGATCGCCTTATCCTGGGCCTTAACCGGCTGCACTACCGGCGACAGAATACTGACGATCAGGATCACTAAAAGTCGCATTTGGAAACTCCATCAATTTTCGTTCAGAAAGGTCCTTTACCGCCTGCCACGTTGCCCGATTCGGAATCTGGCTTCGCAACAATATCGAGAGGGCGTCTCGAAGCACGTTGACGTCGTCTACGTGGCTCATGCTTACCTCCGGCTAAGCTGCGATCGCTTCGTCGAAAGCGGCGGGTCCAACCGGTGGCGTTGGCAGTCCGGCGTCGTCCGGATCAGCTTCCGCACCGTAGATGCAGTAAGCGTCGAAGTAACGTCCCTCGAAATAGCTTGGATGCAAGTAGCAGATGCCATTTAAGCCCCACTTCTTGCCCCAACTGTTGACGACGACAATATACATTGTGCCGCCAAAGTTGATCACGTCGATGGCGTACATACAATGCCCGCCACCGCTGCCGCGTCGCGGGCCGATCACGCCTCGATTGTCAGGATCGAAGCTTGATCCGACCATCGTACCGAAGACGACCAGTTCGTTGTACTGGAGTGCCGACCCGACCTCTTCGTAGCCACTCAGCGACTCCGCTCGAGTGATTCGGAATCGGCTCCGTTCCTCCTTGGCCTTGTTCTGGTCGTACAGCCGAGGATAGATTGCCTTCGGCGGGCAAACCTTCTCAGTGCAGACGCCCTTTTCCAGCTCTTCCAAGCTGTCAGAGACGACCGCACCGTTGTCGCGTCCACCGTTGATGCGAGCGTAGACGTCGCAGGCCGACAAGTCAACGTCTTGGAAGCCCTGCATGATACGCTTCGTTCGCATACCGCCAACCGCACCGTGACCCACGCACGAGCCTTGCCCGTTCTGATCGTAGATTTTCGGTACGAACTCGATTCGACGGCCGGGACGCCAATCCTTGGGCTGAATTACCTCCCGCTTGTACGGCGTGAACTTGTGCTTGAAGTGTGGCTCCAAGCACGCCAAGATTCTTTTGTCGCCCGCTGCGTCGACCTGAGGCAGACCGGTCTGCGGATGCATCGTTACTGAGAGCATTTCTGTACCTCCACCAACAATTCAGCCGCAGTCTTCGGACACGGACCGGCGTATAGAAATTTTCTAGTCGCCTGATCCTGAATCAGTAATGCTGGCAAGCCGACCTCATTGATTTTCGACGTGTAACCGTCGTCGTACTTGCCTTTTACATCGAAATTGATGAATTTGTGGCCTTTTGCCTCGATCTGTCGCCGCAGATCTGGATCGGCAATAATGTCGGCCACATAGGTCAGCTTGGCTTCCGGGTCGTAGAACAAGTTGATCCATAACTTTGCCGCCTTCGGAGGGTCCGGCACCACCGGACCCGGTGGGACGATTGGAGGTACCGGTGGAACCGGCCCCGGTGGGACCGGTGGACCGGGCGGACGTGCCACCGGCTCGATCGTAATTGACTGCTTGAACGCGACTTGGACCTTATTTTTGTCCTTATCTCGTCCGAATATCTTCACGTCGGCCGGATACGTACCCGGTCGTCCCGTAAAGACGTACTCAGTCGGTGACAATTGTTGCCAATCGACGTCTGCAAGCTCGAAGAAGATAAAAATATCGTCTCCGGCCGGCACATTCAGAATTGAAATGCGACCGAGTTTGTACTCGGAAACCTTAATGTCACCGCCGATTCGAATCGGATCGGCAGCGAATAAGGCTAGAAGGAGCAGTATTGCGTTCATGTCTGCCCCTTATGCAAGTTGGTGAGTAGCGTATTGATCTCTTTGACGGTCAGCCTACTGCCAACCTTGGCTATCGCACCGTCGACCGTCGCTACGGCCGGGTGATTCTCGACCGCACGGATTGATTTCCGAATCATTCGCTTGGCGACTGGCGAGTGCCGCTTCAAGTGTTGGGCGACGTCTTGTGCCGGGCATTTGCGTTCAATCAATCCCTGCAAGATTGCGGTGATGATTGTGGTGATGATTGTGATTGGGAATGCCTGTTTGAGGTTGGGGTCAAGCTCCCCATTGACTGATTTCGAAATCTCGTTAAGTGTCACAACTTTCTCCTAGTCAGGTGCTGACGGACTCACTGCCAATAGAGTATAGCGAGCAGTAGTCAAAAATAAAAGTCGGAGAAATACGTTATACTTATAGACGGTCCAACGGTCCATGTACCGATGGTTGATTCCGAATCAGCACTATCAGACTCTCGGCAAATGGACCGTCGCTACACGGACCGTCCTTCACGGACCGATTCCAGATTAATCGACATAGGCACTATCGCTACACGGACCGATTCCAGATCAATTGCTACAGGTACTATCGCTACACGGACCGATTCCAGATCAATTGCTACAGGTACTAGCGGAAAATCGCTACACGGACCGATTCCAGATCAATTGCTACAGGTACTATCGCTACACGGACCGATCCAGATCAGTCGCTACAGGTACTATCGCTACACGGACCGATTCCAGATCAATCGCTACAGGTACTATCGCTACACGGACCGATTCCAGATCAATCGCTACAGGTACTATCGCTACACGGACCGATTCGAAATTGAAATTTGAAATTTTGAAATTTGAAATTTGAAATTTCGATTTTAGAAATTTTAATTCTCACTTATTACCTAGAGGGAGGGGCAAAGCGGGATTCGCGACACGCTCGTCGCGACAAACTAACCCCGTGTACGTACGTCCACTGCATCGATGTCGCGGTCGGCGGACGTCGCGGTCGGCGGACGTCGCGGTCGGCGGACGTCGCGGTCGGCGGACGTCGCGGTCGGCGGATGATTCCGAACTACCTTGACGACTGTACAACATACTACATCTGTAGTGCGACGTCTGTAGTACGAGCGCTATCGTACTACATCTGTACAACCTACTACATCTGTAGTCTACTACATCTGTAGTAGACTACAGATGTAGTGCGACATCTGTACTACGACGTTTGTACTACTATCGACATCTGTCATACGAACGACATCTGTAATTGGTTCTACATCCGTCGTTTCGTCGCAACGTTATACTGGAATTAGCTTTGCGTCGAAACTACTGTACAAACATACAGTAGACAAGTGTAATTGGCTCTGGTTTGCCCTACAATGGACGATCGGTGTGAAAGTAGGGGATTATGCGGTCGGCAAGCGATCGCTCATTGTAGGGGCTTCTAGGGGCTTTCTAGGGCAAGCGGTTT